AAATGGTGGATAGACTCTTTTAGACCACTGTAACCTATTGAATAATAACACCTTTGAATTAGGTTACAAAAACCTTGACAGATGTAACCTAATTGTGTTATAATGTATCCATCGAAACAGAGGAATATATTATGCGTTTATTTTTTGGTATTTGGATAACAGGCATCCAGCTTCTACTATTATGGTTTGTTGTTGCGTTGTTTATGCCGGGCATTGCATGGTATGACCACGTATATAATATAATGGTTAATATACTTGGCTATCCCGCAGGCGTGGTGTTTAATTTCTTTACAGAATCCTACAAAGAAATCTTAGCCGCTAATTGGGATAATAACAACCCCATTCAAGATTTTGTTTGGTTAATGGGCGTTTTGGGCTGTATAGCTCTCTCACTAGCAATACCAATGGTTTACTGGTTTACGTGGATAATGTTAACTTACGGCGCCATTGTTGGAATTGCACCCGCAATTAATAATATTTCACTACCCGAATCTTCACTAGATGGTAATATGTTCCATATAATCACTGGTCGTACTACGGTACAACAAACCTTCGACGCAGAAGTTATAGCAAACGCTGTATCGGATAAACTTAAATAAAAAAGGGGGCATGGTGCCCCCTTTTTAATATACAGGATGGGGATTTTTCCCCTCCGACTCTAATCTATCATTGACAAACGCCATAGCCATATCTCGTTCAACGAATGACATAGTATACATTATGTCATTATATATCATCGCCCCTCGCATGAAATATGCTAATTGGATAGCGTTATTAATAATTGTTTTGGTATCGCGGTTCAACCTTACATACATCAGATTAATCTGTTCAGCATCGCCTGTCTTCCGCGTCACATAAAAAAACTTATCGGATTCACTGGTGTGTGTATTTCAATATCTTCACCACAGTCTTTGCATTGTGTATGTAGTGTAAAATTGGGTCCAAAGTCACTAGCCTGTTCTATCACAGTGGTTAGGTCACCTAACCAGCCAGCAGGAATTTGTCGTATCCATTCCGTAATGTGTTGTGGATTGGTAATATCATCCACTGAGTGTATTATGCTTTGTATAATAAACACAGCCATATCTAATTCTGATTCTGGTGACTGACTGGAAGCTTCAGTTTCCTGATACATTTTAATTACATCTTTAACATTTTAATTACATCTTTAAATTTGGATGGATGTAATTTTACAACTTGTCCATTTGGTAATGTTGTAGTATACACCTTACCCACAGTGGTTGGGTCTATTTTCTTAGTGGAGGATAAGAAGTCAGACAATTTAATGATATAGTTTTGTGTCTTCGCATCTTCGCATGTATGGGTATATGAAACTTCCATATCGTCGCCATATGTAACTTGACGCAGACAAACGAGTAAGAAGTCAACATCCTTCGCTATCAATTCACCGGGTTTTAATATTTGACGTATACATCGTTTAAATACCTTTTCTACAGCCTGACCCGAATATAGTTGGTCTGGTGTTTTCATAAGGATTTCATCATACGCACTCATAGGACTAACATGAACTTCACCAACTTCAACATCATCGCGTAGTTCGCCGTTATTGTAAAACAGTCCACGTGATGGTAATTGAAATGTACTTCCGGGCATTTCCACGCGTGCTAATAGTGGGTTCACTTCTACCACATGAGTAGTTTCGGATTCGGTGATAATTGGTATTTCTGTATTCGGTTCCATAATATGTTCCTATTTTTCTGTTTATATGCTTATTTATATGATTATTTATTACCCAAAATCTACTAAATGCATAAGATATAAATATATAAGATACTGAAAATAGGTTAAAAAAATGGCTGAAAGTGTAATAACTGACAATGATATAAAACGGATTGCAAGAGGCATCAGAGAAGATGCGTCAATATTTGCAAAAGCTCCCATCGGTGGTGCGGGTGATAATTCGGATATTGTTGACGCCATTAATAAAAGCGACGATAAGAAAAAAGTACTAGCCGCAGGAGAAGCCAAACTTTTAAAAGACCTTAATAAAGAACTGAAAAGCAATACTGATATAAAGGACGGCTTTAAGAGTATGGCGGCAGCTCTGGAGAGTGAAAACAAATATGCCGAATTTGCAAGGAAGATGGGGGAAGTATCAAAGAAAAAATTTGAAAGCGAAAAAGAGTTAAAAGCCGCACTTGAAGAATTGGAGAAGGCTGCTAAAGACGCAGGCACCTCCCTTAAAAAAGAAGGGGTTGAAATGTTTAAGCCTCTTACCAATGCCAGCCAAAAACAAACTCACATAATTAAAGATGGTATAAAATTATCAGAGGATAAATTAAAAGCCAACAAAAAAAGAATAAAAACTATTCGTCAGCACCAAACAGCCTCTAAAAACCTTTCAAAGCAGTACGATATTGCTAAAACAAAACTTGGTAATCTTGGTCGTGCAATATCACAGATAACCAAAAAGTTTGCAACGACTGTAGAAGAAGAACAGCGATTTGCACAAGCAACAGCAACGGCTGATGCTGGGTGGATAAAAGGTTTAAGTGAAATGGGTGTCTCCCAAATGAATTATATGAAGATTCTGAAAGACACCAGACAGGAAGGTTTAGCGGCAAAGTCGGTGGGTGTTGATTTTGTAGCATCACTGTCAGAGAGTGCGGGTTCCCTTAGACATTTAACATATAGTAATGAAGAAGCCGCCAAAGGCGCAATGATGTTCAATAAGAACATGGCACGTATTGGTGTATCGCAAGATGATTTAGGTGATGCGGTCGCACAACAAACAACGATGTATGAAAAGAATTATCGTGCATTGGGCTACACTGTTGAAGAATTTGGTAATTTGACACAAGAACTTATCAACGACCAAGGTATGCGCTCAACGCTATTGGGACTTCAAGAAGATGAACGAAAAGCATACTTACTGAGTGTACAACAACGCCAAGCAGAATATTTGACGATGGGTTATACAATTGAGCGTGCTAAAGAATTACAGAAAACATTCCAATCCCTTAATAAGATGAATCCTAAAGAGCGTATGAAGCAAGCAGCCAAGACGCGTGCTATGATGGGTGCTATGGGTATGGGTGGTGAAGGCGCCAAATTGTTCGATTTGCAAACAAGATACAGAACAATGGGACCAAAAGAAAAAGCCGCCGCCGAAAAGGAAATGGCAGAGATTCAAGCAAAGGCATCTAAGAAGTTTGGACAAATGTCAGGCTCTGGTGCTAGTATAGGTCAGGCAATGACAATGCAAATGATGGCAGATAAAACTGGCTTTACACAAATTGCTGATACCTTTGAAACAGAAACTGGTGAAGGTCTTAAATTTAACGAAAAACAATTAGTGAAACAAAAGAAATAAAAGGGTTTTTGTCGGAAATTTTGAAAGGTGTGAGTTACTTCCGCCAAGCCGACAAAAGCGGTGTCGCCGGTATTGGTACTGATTTGATAGGTATGGCAACAACTGCAGCGGGGTATGCTATTACTGGAATATTAAGTAAAATGGTGCTTGGTAAACTCTTTGGTGGTGGCGGCGGCGGTATGCTTGGTAAGCTGTTGGGTATCGGCGGTGCTGTTGAAGCAGTTAAAACTGCGGGTATTGCTCTTAAAAGTGCTGGTGTGAATGCCGTTAAGGCGGGTGCGGGAAAGGTTGCTGAAATGGCAGGAAAGGCCGGGGCGCCTGTTGCTGCGAAAGGCGCAGCCAGTGCCGCAACGAGTGCAGGCGGCAAAGCCGCCGCTATGGGTCTTGGTAAAGCCGCAGGCAAAACCGCACTAAAAGCTATCCCCGGTATTGGTCTTATTGTAAGTCTCGGATTAATGGGTGCCCGTATGGCAGATGGTGACTTTGTTGGCGCGGGTATGGAATTACTATCAGGCGCCGCAGGTCTTATCCCCGGCATAGGAACCGCCGCTTCTATTGGTATGTCTGGCGCAATCGTCGCCCGTGATTTGGCTGGCGCCGCACCACAAGCAGGACAAGAAGAAACTGTATTCGAAGAAGAAACAATAGCACAAGGCAAAACACAAGAAGCGGTATTAGTTGAACTTTCCGACACGATGAAGATGTTAAATGAATATTTAATATCTACAACCGATGCAAACACAGACCAAGCGAAAGCCTTAGATAAGACTGCAAAAGCATTACAAGAACAACAACGTTATTTTGCAGTGCCTGATGGTAGGGCTGTCAGTTAATTAAAATCATAAATACTTACAAATTATTGTAATATAGGAATAAAACATGGCAGCTGGAAACTTCACTGGTCATTTTAAAATTGTAACACCGCAATCTTCGGCAACGAAGATGACCGACTCACAGGAAATGGGTGACGTTGGTGCGTATAACAATTATACAACTCACAGGAAATGGGTGACGTTGGTGCGTATAACAATTATACATGGTATCAAAGATTAATTCAGGGTTCTGCTTCAAGGATGACGCGTTATCGTGAATATGATTTAATGGACAACGATATTGAAGTATCGCGCGCATTAGATACAATTGCCGAAGAAATGACTGGCAACAATCCAAAAACAAAAGAACCTCTCAAGCTAGACATCCTCACAGAAGATGAAGATAACGTAGAATCAACGGCAGTCTTAACCCTGAAAGCAGCGCTTCGTCGTTGGGGGCAAATGCATGATTTCCCAAGTCGTCTTTATAGTACAGCACGCTTAATGGTTAAGTATGGTGATGTATTCTTCCGCAAAGGTAAAAAGATGGGAGACAAGTGGCAGTTCATTCACCCTAAGAATGTAATCGCAGCGGTAGTAGACGAGCATGATGTTACTAAAGTTGTGGCGTGGCAGGTTAAGAATGATATTCAAAAACCAAAGTCTGGCGGATATTCAATGCCACTCGGCGCCAAACAAGATACACAACAAGAATCGGAGATTATTCCAGCTAACCAAATCATTCGTTTTTCATTAAGTGATGATATGTCAGATACCCAACCATTTGGTGAATCTATCTTACGTGCGATTTATCGCTCTCACAAACAAAAAGAATTATTAGAAGATGCTGTATTGATTTATCGTATTCAGCGTGCACCAGAACGTCGTGTATTTTACATTGATGTTGGTAAGATGCACCCCGGCCGTGTTAAGCAGTATCTCGAAAACATTAAGAACGAAATTAAACAGAAGAAGATACCTACGTTAAATGGTGGTCAACAGCAGGTCGATTCAACCTACAACCCACATTCAATGTCAGAGGACTTCTATTTTGCTTCTCGCCCCGATGGTCGTGGTTCTAAAGTTGAAACATTACCCGGTGGTCAAGGTCTTGGTGAATTGTCTGACCTTGAATATTTCCAACATAAGATTTGGCGCGGATTAAAGATTCCAATTTCCTACATGCAAGAGTCTGCTGATGGTGGTTCCGTATGGAATGACGGTAAAGTTGGCATAGCATATATTCAAGAATTACGCTTCTCATTATATGTAGAGCGTTTGCAAGCTTACATGGAACGTGTCATCGACGCAGAATTTAAAGAATTTTTGCGTTCAGCAAACATACGTATTGATGAATCAATGTATCGTATATTGTTACCTGAACCTTCTAACTTCGGTAAGTACCGCCAGCTTGAATTGGATAGTCAGTTATTAAGTGCATATACAACAGCTGATGGTATTCCATACTTCTCGCCACGATTCACTATGAAGCGTTACTTACAAATGACAGAAGAAGAAATAATTACGAACGAACGTCTTAAACGTGAAGAACTTGGCATCGACCCAGATTCCAAAGACCCTAACGACCTTAAGCTTATCTATGGTGCCCCCGAAGAAGCGGGTATGGGCGGCGTAGGCGGCGGTGGAATGGGCGGCGGCTTCGGTGGAGCTGAATTAGGTATGGGTGCAGAACCTCCACCAGAAGGTGGTGAAGGCGGCGCTGCACCTCCACCAGAAGGCACACCGAAGTAAAAAGTTGATAAATAATATAAAATTACATAAATAATAGGAGAAAGTTATGTCTGACAATGAACAGCTTGATAATATGCTGGATAACATAATGGATGATAAGAATGAACAGGCGGAAATAAACTTCCATGACTACTTGCAAGGAAAGATGCAGGAAGTGCTACATGGTGTTATTCCAGACGCTCAGGACGACAAAGAAACTAACGATTAAAATAA